AGCGAATTTATCGAGCATGCCATGATCCCTGGTGCGAAGGAGATTTTAGCTTCTAAGGAAGCCGATCCTACCAGGTTTAACGCTGTGGACTACTGCGAGTGGTTATCCACTAGGAGTGAGAGGTTCCGGCAAACCCTCATGGAGGAATGTCCGAGTGAGATCTTAGCTTTAAATCTGGAAAAATACAATACCATATTGAAGGGAAGAGTGAAACAGAAACAAAATGTTGCGGCGCAACACGAATTACCGCAGGGACAAGTGGTGATTCATCACGACCCCTCCACTAATGCTTTGTTCACTAGTGTGTTCAGGCAAGCTTTCAACACATTCGATTCGTTGCTGAAGAAGAATTTTAAGAGTGCCGGTAGGATATCTGACTCGGATCTATCCCGCTGGTTCACTGATATGCGCGCCACCTTATTGGGTTCCGAACTGGTTGAGATCGATTCTTCTAAATACGACAAGTCTCAAGGCCTGCTGGCGCAAGCGATCGAAGCCGTCATGATGAGGAGATCGGGGGTGGCTGTCGACATTTTGGAACTCTTCGAAGAGAGTTATGTGGGGAACGTGAACTCAAGGAACCTCGGGTTGGCGTTCATAATAGCCTTCCAGCGGAAGTCGGGTGCCGCAGACACCATGTATGGCAATCTTGTTTACAATTTCGTTAGCTCGGGCAGGTCAATTGGTTACTCCAGAATCACCTTGTCCGTGGGAAAAGGGGACGACAACTTGATTGGTGTCGTGAGTATTGAACCAGGCGAGGCTTCTCAGAGAATGGCGTACATCTTCAACCTTGATGCCAAGATAATCCTCGACCAGGTCCCCGCCTTCAGTTCCGGTTTCGTTGTGGTTTTAGAGGACGCTGTGATCTTCGCGCCGGACCCGCTGAAGAGAGTGGAACTCCTCGGTGAAATCAACGCCAGAACGGGAGACGCCAAGTTCAAGGTTTCCGACGCTGAGCGCCGTGAAAGATTTGTGTCGTTTCAGGATTCGTGCTCGGCTTACTCTATCCACGGAGTACCCAACATCCTCGCCGAGTGCGTCAGGAGTAGACTAGGGAACCCAACCCTAGATGTCGAGCTCGCTATCGACGCTTTGTTAATAATATCGAAGGATTATTCTCTTTACGAGAAGGTTGTTTCCTTCTGAACGTTTGGTCTGGTCCGGCTAGACCAGTTGTCTATTTACATTTATATATATTTACTCGTCAGGTTACCTGCCCTGACTTATTGAGAGAGG